GCACAAGATCTGACCGACCGAAAACAAAGGGTCCACTATCAACTTCCAAACGCCATTCAGCGTGCCAATCTTAACAGGCGATATCCCGTTTTCCCGCCAATCAAAGCCATTGCCCGCTGCCAATTTCTTGCCGATCTCCGGCCCTGTTATAAGCCAGTTGACACCACCCCGCAAGGTCTTCCTAAAAATGACGCCACTCATCTCAACAATGTTGATGTAGATGTCCTCGTAGGTCAACTTCTCGATGTCTACCTGTTTCATCAGGATCGTGCCCACATTGTTGCGCAAGTCCGTTACGACTTCTCTGTAGGTCTCGATGCCAATTTCCTTAGATAACTCGTCCACATCATAACTGTTGCTTTCAGCATCACGTAGAAACACTTTCATCTTCTTCGTTTTTGCCAATACCGGTTCTTCGGTCAAACAAAGCTGAACGTTCGTCGGTTCGTCTTCAGCTGAATACCTGAACTGCTGAAAGTAGATTGAGATATTCGGGGATATCATCGGTTGAACCGAGACTAGATCGAACAAGAGAGAATCTCGAAACACCTTCGAGATGATCTCCATCGAAGCCGTCTTGAATTGCTCATCGTCCCCTGCTTGCATTACAATCCGTTGATTGTCGAGAATCACAGCCACAGTGCGTGCTCGATCCTCGGGAAATCCTTCGAGAAGTGGATTATCTTTCCACTTCTGATAGATCTCTTCAATCTGCTTGAGATATATGTCCCGTCCTTTTTGGAGTTCGATAGGATCTTCTTGGGGGGATCGTGTTGGTTCCATCATGCCTTATTAGAGCATGTTCAAAAGAAAAGCCACGATGAGATCATCGTGGCTTTCTCCAAACCATGACATGTCTTACTTCTGAACCAACTGGGCCTTGACCGCAGCCAATTCCCTCTCCAACCGATCTTTGTCGAGCTTCAATACCCGAACCTCGTTGCCGAGCAAGCCAATGCCTCGAATGATCCGATTGATGCACGCCTTGTCGCCGTCATACGTGTTGGTCGAAATTCTCTTCAGTTCCTTCATGTCGTCTGTACTAATTGCTGCCATTTGGCCTCCTTAAGTGTCTATCTATTATAGTGATGCGACAACGAAATCTCGGCCAGAGAAGCTTTCTGCTATTTCAAGGCATACATACAATGTGGAACTCTCCACAATATCTTAACCAAAGGAGACACCATGATAGAATTGCTTATAGGACTAATCGTCCTTCTCTTGGTGATTTACGTCGTACATCTCATCGTCGAAGCGTTGGCCTTCCCCGAGAACATAAAGAGAATCATTTACCTCGTCTTGGCCATCATCTTCCTGCTGGTCCTCTTCAGCAAACTCGGCTTGTACCACCTGAGAATCTGATCTAACAGAAAAGGCCACCCGTCAACGGGTGGCCTTTTCTGTTTCTGTATTCTCCTCACACGCCCGATCCTCCATCCAGAATCATTTTGGATCGGGCAGTTGCACCAACCTTGTCAACCTCTTCAAAGAAACCCCTGCCGCAATCCCTCGGATCAGGATCTGCACCCTTCGGCCAAAGCCTCATGGCATATTCATAGACGCCCCCGGTAAGCCCCACCTTGTCACAGTAATCAAGAGCCTTCGCTAACCGCTCCACGGCCGCTTGCTGACGTTTGTTCAACACGCTTCACCCCTCTGGCTAGATCACGTAATTCGGCACGTGGGGCCTCGGAGCGTCACCCGCCGTGAAGTACATGCAGCCCCCGCCTTCGTACTTCAAAGCTTCTTGAAAGTCCTCCTCGCACTCAAAGTGCCAATGCTGCGTGTCCACACAGCCTGCCTCGTCGTTCACCACCCGATGATCGAGGTACTTCTCGCCTACCTCGATCCATTCACCGCACCAGACACACCGGTGCCGCTTCCGGGCCTTCCGCTTCTCAAGGCTCAACGTGGTACACATGGATTGTCTCCTAGTCGCACTTTTCGCCGTAATTGCATCGCAAATGTCATTCGTTGTCCACGTTGGCTACTCTGGCCGAAACTCAGTTGGACTATCCTTCTGAAAACCAACCGGCTCTCATCATCACAGCTCTACCTGCTCCAACTGATGCAGGCCCAACAAGGAACAAAATGTAAGGTGCGAAAATCGGCGTCGAAAGATTCGATTCTGGGTAACGACCACCAGCAGCCATTGGGAGAAAAGATTCTGGGTCCAGCACCGTCGAGGTGCCAAACAAATCCACGCCCTCTGCTGACTCTCGGCTCCTTAAAACCTCAATCATGGCCTCCGGACCGATGATGTAGTCATACAATTGCTTCAATGGAACCGAAGATGTAGCCGTCGCATCCAACATCGGCTCAAAGTTGAATTTATGAGTAGATAATTTCTGAAAAATGAACATGTCGATCTCTGTGGCAATGGCGGCGGCGTAGATCTCTTTGATCTGATCAAACGGGGCCTTCTCGAAGACGCTGAAGTTCAGCTTAAATGTCTCTGCAACAACGGCATCAGAATCAATACAAGCGCCCTTGCTTCTGTGTTTCAAATAGTAGACCAAACCACAAGGCCCAAGCATCGGTTGCACAGAAACCATGTTCTTGAATCTTGACCTCGCCCAAGACTCACGGGTGAGCCATAGGACTTGACCGGTCGAGAAGATCGGGTTATCGACGCACTCGTTGTAGAGTCGCATATTCTCTAAGATGACAGCCAGCGATTGTTTCTGAGCCTTCGTGCCAACGTCTCCCAGATACTCGGTTTTTTCCCACCGCTTGACCAGTTCGGCGATATGACTGGTGCCCAGTAAGAGTTCTGACTTCTCTTCCTCTGGCGGATTCTTGTCAAGATGCTCTCTGACTTGCTCCAGCGAATAACGACGGTGGCCACCGCATGTACGGGTGGCCACAAACTTCCCTTCAATGTCCCAATCACGCAACGTATTCTCACAAACACCTATGAGCTTCGCCGCTTCACTAATACTTAACAGTTTTTCTACCATTTCTGATACCTCCTAATAGGTTGAACTATAGTAGTAGGTTTGATTCAGAAATTGGTAGATTCTGTTGTTTCTCCCTAGTCGCACTTTTCGCCGTAATTGCATCGGAGGTGGTATTCGGTGTCTACGTCGGCTATTCCGCACGCTGCCGCCCGTAGCCGGTGCCAGTCGGGCGAATTCACTTCATGCTGGAGCCATTCGCCGATCTTGCCCTTGTGAATCCAAATCTCGGTCGGCGTCTTTGGGCAATGCGAGTCCAGCAACGTGACTGTTAGGCCGAAGTGGGCGGCGATCACTCGAACCTCGGTCAAGTACCAGTCGAGGTGTTCGGGGCTTGGGCGGAACATGGCTGCTTGGCAGGCTCCGAGGTAGACTTTCTCGGCTTGGCCTGCGCAAAAGCCGTAGGCGAAGGATTTGGCGGCTTCTGGGGTGGTTCCGTAAATCTTGCGTAGCTCACGGACCACATCACCGACGACTCGTTTATCAGATCTCTCTTCATTACTGATTGTCATGCTGGGGCCTCCTTAGAGATGCGGTCGAGGATCTTCTTCCTCATAGGTTCGTACTTCTTCACGATCTCGGGCGGCTCCGAGAAGGTAGGTTGGCGACCAGCGAAGAAATCATCCAATATCTCTTCGATGCGATCTTTGTCCCAATATGGAATGCAAAGCAGTGACTTACGATGACTCTCAACCCATGATCGCTTCTTATAGTCTCGCTCCACACAGCTTATAAGATTCTTCATTTTGCCATAATGTTCTGTTGACCCAAAACCGCAAGGAACGTAATGTTGTATACCTTGGTATTCCAACAACCAGAACTTGCCATTGTTATTGACTCCGAAGTCGAATTTTGAACTTCTGTTCAGCCCCACTTTAGGTGATCCCCATTGATGTTTGTGGCTTACCTTCTTGTCTTGCAGATAAGACAGAATTCTTTTTTCCCCTAGCGACATCTTACATTTAACACATCCTTTTCCTGCCAAATGATTGCCAGATGTTTGCAGAAAATCACCGTGGCGTCTGCATATGATGACGATTTTACTTTGTAGACTTCTGTGTTCAACTTTGCTATAATCGTAGCGATCTCCGTGTTTCTCACGAGCCTTCTCTATGAACTCCTCGTTTGTTAATCTTAGTTTGTCCATTGCCCGATCAGTTCCACATTTTGGACAACCACTTCCGCTCAAATGAACAAATGGCAGCTGCTCAAATCTACCATGAATAGGACATATGATTGCAACCTCCTCTTCACACGTATGGTATTCAACTTTGCTATAATCGTAGCGATCTCCATGCTTTTCACGAGCCCGCTCTAAGAACTCTTCTTGAGCGCATCTTCTGTTAATCCCACTAGAAATTAAGCCACATTCTGGACACCCATTTCCACGCAAATGTTCGTTTGGAGTTTGTTTGAATATACCGTGAATGGAGCAATTGATTGAAACTGCTGTATGATAATTATGGTATTCACTTTCGCTATAATCGTAGCGAACTCCGTGTTTCTCACGAGCCTTCTCTATGAACTCCTCGTTTGTGAGCCTGCTATTGTCAATCCTTCTGATTGTTGCGCACTTTACGCACCCACTTCCGCTCAAATGAACAACTGGTAGCTGCTCAAATCTACCATGAATGGGGCATATGATTGCAACCTCC